AATTATTACCAGAACTTCCATCCCCTTTGACGTATGGTCTGAATTATGATGAAATCAATTTTTTTGGTTCCGATATTCAAAAACCCCCAAAGGAGGAGTTTGAGGCCAAGCTCCAAGAACTCATCGATGCTCAACCCCTCAAGGAACTTCGCCAAGAGCGTAACAAGCGTCTCGCAGCGTGTGATTGGGTCGTCATTCGAGCGACATCTACAGACACACCCGTCCCCGAAGAGTGGAAGGTGTACACGCAAGCCCTCCGCGACCTTCCCGCGAACACAGAGGATCCGGTGAACCCCGTTTGGCCAACTGCTCCGACTTCGTAGAAGTCGTACTCCTTTAATTTCGTAGGACTCGTTCCCACCCCAAACTTTACAAACTGTCTCAGAGTTTCTAAAGTCTGCCCTCGTATCAAACAGACGAAACCCTTCGGGTTTCCACCAGTTTAAAAAAACCTCCCCAAATAGTAGATATGTCTTTGGAACAGACGGTGGATAACCTCGAGATTCGGTATGCGAACGCGGTTACGTTTGTCGGGACATCGAACACGATGATCGATACGACCACAGGCCGTATCCAAACGAAAGGGATCCAGCACAATTCCAACGTGATCACGGACGTTTCGGGTCCTCACGGGCGGGTCGCACCAACCTTAAAAAAGTATCCCGAAATTGTTTTTGAAGAGGGGAAGTTTGACCGCAATGATACGACCAACACGTACGTCCAAGCGGGGTATACGGTGACAGCGAGTACGACATACAGTACACACCGTACATTTAAGGCATTTAATGGTGTGCCAAATGATTTCTTCCATTGGCAGGTTGGTAGTTTTTCAAATTCAGATGGTACGTATAGTGGAGGAACACAATCATTCGAGAGTATACCCGGAGAATGGCTGAAAATAGAAGTACCTAATAAAATCAAACCCGCTTCCATAAACTTGTATAGACGAGATTTTGACGGACAATCTCCGAAAGATTTTAAGATATACGCGAGTATAACCGGGAACTCGTGGACTTTACTCACCGAACAAACAGGTATAGATAATTGGACGAACGCTGCAAAATCATACAACTTTGATACGGGTATATATTACAAATACTTCGCTATTCTCGTGACAAAAATTACTAGAACAAACTCTGCCGGTGCACAAACGTCTGGGACATTAGGTGAATTGGAAATATACGGCTACGAAGAATACACACCCGCAGGTGACCATTCGGTCGATACGACTATCATGTCCCGCTTCAATAACCCACAATTGACGGGTGTCCAAGTCCTCGTCGATGGTGCGACGGATGTAGGAACGAACCAGATTTCGGGTGGTCCCGATCCTTCGGGGAACCAATCGACATACGTCACGGACGGTAAGTACTGGACCCTTAACGGAACGCTCACGTCTAACCTTTCCGTAGAGGCCAATACATTCTTGGAGGGTGACCAACCCCATGCGGTCTCGGTGTGGTTCAATTCTTCGAACCTCGAGGCCAATGTCTCGAACACGTGTGTCTTTTCGATTTCGGATCAGGAACACCTCAATTCTGAAAATCTGGATCTCCAATCGAACACGTGGCATAACCTGACCTACGCGTACCAAGGTGAAGGTGGTTCGCGAGTAACCTACCTCGATGGACGTAAGGTGGCCGAAGACCAAGCCGAAGATACCTTCGGGAACTACCCACCCTTCGAGATGACTGGGTACAGCCAGGGTGGGTATGTGGCGAGTGCGAGTAGCAATTATTCGACTGGAACACCTGGAGCAGAACTCAGAGATTTTGGAGCTTTTAATCCAGCTGGAACTGGATACGGACAGGCGTGGCTTTCTGGTACTGGTAATTATAGTAGTGTTGATGGAACGTACACTGCTTCACCACAAAAACAACATCACGCGGGTAGTGCATATGGTGAATGGTTACAAATAGAGATGCCTCGCAGAATACAGGTGAATTACTTTATTCTTCAAGGAAGGCCGGAATCTGCTAACAGTTACCAGGGATTATACTCATGTTTTAAAAATGCGGAAATATGGGGATCCGTGGATGGAACAAATTGGAATAGTGTAGTTTCGGGTACTGCTTTTGGCACATTTACCCCTTCAACACTCACACAACAACACACGATAACCGTAAACTCGAGTAATTCGTATAAATATTTTGCTATCATCGTAACGAACACGAACACACAAAATAGTGCCGCAGGACTTACGTATGCGGGTATTGGTCGGTGGCAAATTTACGGCCACCACGAGAATGACCTGGTCCGCCTTCCCGATCCCACCAACGTTCTCAAGTATCCGCACATCGCGATGACTGGTCCGGCTCAGAGGGGGTATGTGGTGACATCTTCTTCCAATCAAAACTCGGCTACTCATCCACCATGGGAAGCTTTTGATGAAAGTGTGGCGACAAATACGAGTGGTTGGATTTGGCCTACTAGCGGCACTCACAATTTGGGCACTGAATCTGGATCGGGTATAGCCACAGACGGAGGTCACTGGATTCGTTTAGAATTACCACATAAATTGGTTGTAAATCGAGTTGACGTGATATCGGATGCCCAAAATCCACAAGGACGAGATGAATTTCCGGATGAATATGCTATATACGGGTGGAATGGTAGTGGAACGTGGACAAAATTATTAGATGTTACGGGGAAAAACCCCACTCTCGGTACATCAACAACATTTAGTGATACAATAAGTAACTCAACCGCATATAAACATATAGCTTTAGTGGTTAAGAGTTATTATAATAATAGTTCGAGTTATGGACGTATTGCCGAAATCAAATACTACGGCACAGGTGTCGACAGTGTCCCCATCCAGATCGGTGGTGGGAACATCGACAAGGTGGCCAACTTTAGGGTCTACGACAAGTTTATTGACCAAAACCAAGCCCTCGAGATTTGGGATGCCCAAAAGGACACGTTCGGCCGGGCGAAATCCTCGATGACCCTTCAGAAAGGTCGCCTAGGCATAGGCACGACGGAACCGGAAGGAAGGCTGGCGGTGGCGGATGAACCCCACAACTTGGAAGAGTTCCCACCGAAACCTTTAGCTGCAAACAATACACACATTGAAGGACATGGAGTTTTTAAGGCTACATCAAGCGCCATATACAATAGTACCTACCAGCCCTACCGTGCATTCGATAAAACTTACGCACCAGACACATCCATAGGACAGTGGGTTTCTCAAGCTAGTTCATATGACGGCGCGTCACCCAATTCATCACCGGTAACGAGTGGTAATAGGTCGGTTCTATTTAATGGAACATATGGTTCTTGGATTCAACTCGAAATGCCCTATAAAATTATTCTAAAGCGAATGGAAACGTTTATACGTGCAGATAGAGACCATGAACACGCAACAAGTGGCATATTATATGGATCAAATGACGGGGGGAGCACGTACGATAAGGTGTTTACTTTCGATGATGTAGAGGTGCCAAGTAGTTTCACAATACCCAAGGTTCATCATGTCAACTTGAACAAAGCCTATAGCACATTTGCTTATCAAATTACAAAGCTATATGGACAACGCACTTTTACAATATTAGGTGAACTCAAATTCTTCGGCACCCGTGAGCAGGGTCAATCCGTCCTCCACGATGGCCAACTGACCCTCACGAAATCGTTAACTGTTCCCCGAATTGGGCCGGCTCTCGATGCGGACGATACACCCCGTCGGGACCGACTCGTCGTGGAATACAATACCTCGACCGACCCCACATCCGAGGGGGCTGTGCGGGACACGAGTGGGCGGGGGTTGGATGCGATACTCAGAGATGCTACATACGACGCAACCGACAAATCAATTCGGGTAGGAACATCACAAGACATTTTCCTTGCTCAGGGTATTCCAGGAAAATCAGGGGATGTGACGAATGTGAGTTATTCAATTTGGTTCAAAGCAGATAGTGTAAGTCCGGCTAATCAGATTATAATGACTCAAATTTCGGCTTATGCTGTGGGTGTCGGTTTAACACTGGCTCTCAATACCAATGAACTCCAATTCGGGTTTGGATATGCATATTCATCCGGAAATCAAATTGGTGGAGCTGTAGTAAATGCTATCGCTGCTAATCAGTGGTATCATGTCGTCGCGATTAAAAAGGGAAGTGGAACTCTCAATGCTACAACACTTCCAGATATACTTGAAATATACATCAATGGTGAAAAGAAAACACTTTCACATGGTGGTGGTACAGGTACATTGAATATTGGTACCGATCATTGGTTAATGATAGGTGCCATTCGAAAGCTCCTATCGGGTAGAACATCCGAAGAATTCATAGGAAATGTTTCATCGATAAAATACTACGACACAGCCCTCACCGCCGAAGAGGTCAAGCGACTCTACGATATGGGTCGCAATGGGAGTGTGGCGAACCCCCAACCCCTGCACATCGCGGCACCTTTGTATGCTCCGGGTGTAAGTATACAGACTGTAGCCGAAAACGTGCATGATATAGTTACCTATCCAAGTGCAACATCTCGCACGATAAGCCCATTGACGGTAAGTATTACTCCTAAATTTGCAACATCTAAAATTTTACTCCAGTGGATGATTAACGTAGAATTAGGCGAAAATAACGTTTTTGTTATTTATAGGAACGGCACGAAGATAGGATACAATACATCAATAACCGACGCAAGCTGGGTAGGGGCAATGTCGGCGGCATATGATATAAATGTTGATTCCACTGTAGAAAATATGTACCTGGCGTGGATAGACATGCCAAATACAACAGATGTTATAGAATATTCCATCGTTGTTAAGTCTGCAAATACAAGTAGTTTCCCAGTATATCTTAATAGAACGGCGGGGAGTACGGATGTTGGGGCAGCGAGTCATGAAAGAACCGTGTCGTTCAAGTCGGCGACAGAGATTGCACAATAATTTATAGGTATATATTACAAAGCATGGATTTATCTCCGGTGTTGATGAATTTATACCCCAACGGAGACTGGTATCTCAAGGGGTATACATACGAAGGGCTTGTGTGGAACGATATCGAAATACCCAAACCAACCCTCGAAGAATTAACTGAAAAATGGAATGAATATATAGCGGCCCAACCCCTCAAGGAACTCCGCAAAAAACGCGACACTCTCCTCGCTCAAACTGATCGGTATGCCCTCCCCGATTGGCCGCACGAAACCCTCTCGAAACAAACGGAGTGGATCGAGTACCGCCAGGCTCTCCGCGATCTTCCCGATAACACAGAAGATCCAGCGAACCCCGTTTGGCCCGTACGACCAGATGAGGTCGTCGAGGAAGAGACATCAAACGTGACCACGGAGGAAGAGACGTCGAACGTGACCACGGAAGAAGAGACCTCGAATGTGACCACGGAGGAAGAGACGTCGAACGTGACCACGGAAGAAGAGACGTCGTCCCACACCTAATAACACGTAAATCATTTCTTACGCTATATTAGATGTCGATCAATAACCAGAACACGTACCTGAATATTGAAGACGCACACTTACGTCTCCGAACGGGTAATGTGTACGCTCAGGGAATAACTATCGGCGGGATCACGGTTGATCCATCACACGGTCTCCAACGCGTATCCGATACGGGGAATGTCACGACAACCACTCTCCAATTCGACAACGCGACCACGGGTTTCACGACAACCGCGAATGCCACGGTAGGGCGAGATCTCACGGTCACGGGGAACGCCACCGTTTCCTCAAACCTCACAGTTACGGGGAACGTTGTCATTTCGGATGACCTCACAGTTACGGGGAACGTTGTCGTTTCGGATGACCTCACAGTTACGGAGAACCTTCTCGTCTCCAATAACCTCACAGTCACCGGGAACACATTCTACACGAACCCTGCCGCAGTTCTCGTGGATTCCAACGTGGTCACCGAATACACGGGACCCCACGATCGACCCCTGCGGAAGTACCCGGAAAGCCTCGCGGATAGAACGGTCACGTCAAGTAGAGATGATCAACCTGGTAATGCATTTAATTTCGTTTATACCGATATAGGGTGGCATCCAACAACGGGTTATACATCCGGTACAGGTTATGCGGATGGAACGACTACCACCACAGATGTTGATAGTAACCAGTATAATGGTGAATGGACACAGGTTCAATTACCTACACATATCAAGCTAAAGGAAATGAGAATATTCTACCGGTATGCAGCTAGTCAGGGTAGACAAGTTGAGGATGGTACGGTGCTTGGAAGTGTGGATGGTTCATCTTGGACACGTTTACATACGTTCGATGGTTTCTCTGGTTTAAATAGTACATCTACACCACATGTGTTACACGTAAATGATACACACTATTACAATTATATTCGGTTGGTGGTAGAACGGGTGACATCGGGTGCGAATGGGGATTATACAAGCGATTTACAGCCCAATATAGTAGAAATCGAACTCTATGGCCACGAAGAAGGCAGTGGCTCCCTAGACACCACCCTAAAGTCCGTGTACA